TGGGCGTCTGAATGAAAGCAGCACAGTTCCCACACACCATGCCTTTGATGGTAGATGTGGGAGCGTTATACATCTTGGCCTTTTTCAGCCAGAAAGCGTCATTTGCTTCATCAGGGTTAGGTGGGCCATAGCCAAACTTCTGGAATGCGTTATTCCTGTTTTTCAGGTTAACAGTCACATCCTGAGTGGCAATAGGGCAAGACTTGCCTGATAGCAAGCCCTTCATTTGAACAGCCTCTCACCAACATAGGTAAGTATGCCGCCAACAGTGGAAGCGATGGTCATTCCCATCCAGAATCCACCTTTACTCTTATTCGCCAACTCAAGCAATGATTTCACATCTTTGCTTAAAGAGTGAACTTCTGTCTGGAGAGCCTCGACTTGAGCCTCCAGTTTCCCGAAATCTCTAGCGTCAATATCAGACATTTGCAACTTTCCTTGGGCGACCCATGCGCCGTACAACTGGCGGTGTGAAAGCAGTATCTGTTCTCACGGCATTGGCATCATACGCATCAGGCTCTTTTTCTTGCTCGTCAATACGAACATAACCTTGATGACCCTTCATTGAGTCAATGTCATGTTGCAAGGTAAAACTTACTGTGTTACCAGACTGAAGACAGCGAAAAGTTGCCATTGATTAACTCCAAAACGAAGAAAGGGGGGCGAACCCCCCAATCCTTACACCATACGAGCAATTACTAACTTGATCGTGGTAGCAGCAATATCAACTGCCGCACCAGTAGTGTTAGTACTAGCAATGGTCACAGTGTTAGCAGCAGAGACATAAGCGCGGCGAACCAAACCACCCTCACTTACACCAGCAGACAAACCAATCACCATGTCGCCAAGGGCAACGCCAGGAACAGCCACAGCGTCAGTACCAGTAGCTTGATCTGCAACAGATGCAGAATTCAAAGTGCAGATAACAGTCCATGTGTCACTGAACAAGCCCCGAAAAGAGTCGTTATTTCTATCTATAACAACAGCGGTAGCATCAGCCATTTTGTTTCTCCTAATAGGTTAAAAAAGTCCCCCCACCACTAGGGCAGGGGGCGCAACTGCAATTAGGAAGGCACAACCAAAGCGAACATGGCGGCAGCATTCGGGTCAGTTGCAGTGGTAGAAGTGCGCAGAGCCTTCACACCATACAGCGTGTCCGAAGTGAACAGCGTACCCAAGTACTCTTGTTTGTACTGAGTTTGTGAGCGGATGCCCACTTGCTCAACCAAAACCATAGAGTCTTTGTGACCCATCAAGCAAACGCGGGCGATTGCAGTACCAGATGCGGGGAAAGTCGCAGTGGCAGATGCAGAGTCAGCGTTGCTAGAAGTGAACACGGGGATGCCGTACAGGTTGCCAATCTCACCATTGCGGATGGTGTTGCCATCACCAACAAAGGCTTGCTCAGTGTAACGAGCCAAACCCATCAGCGTGTTACGGCTAGACGGGGGGATGATGAAGAAGCGACCATCCATAGGAGTGTCGTTGTCATCCAAACGCTGAATGGTGCGGCGAATGGCAGCATCAGTCAGAGCAGTGGCGTTACCAGTGTTGGTGTTAGCCGTGTAGTCGAAGGCAGTCGTGCCATCACCACCGATGAAGCCACCAGCATAACGAGCGTTGTCAGCAGTACCGCCGTTGGCAGAACGACCCAACTGGATCAAGTCGGTATCGACTTGTTTAGCCAGGGCATAACCAGCATCATTGGTATAGAACTGACGCAAGCTGTTCAGGGCTTGAGCCTCAACAATGTCTTCAATCAAGCGGCTATATTCATAGTGCTTGTTGATCGACACTTGAACTTCAGTCTCAGTAGCTGCAATCAGCGTCACTGCGGTAGAAGCGGCCTTGGCAGAAGCAGAACCACGATAAGGTGCAGGAATGTGAACAGTGTCACCTTTCTTGCCCTTGAAGTTCATCTTCATAACCAAATTTGCCAGCACCAAGTTTTTCTTGTATGCGGCAACAATTTCATCACTCCAAATTTCAGGAATGAATGTAGCGGCGGTAGTCGTGGTTACCGCAGGGGTAGGAAATGCCATGATGTTTCTCCTTAGAAACGAAAGTTAAGTTACTTGACCCGGCCTTCAGAATACGCAGCAAGAATTTCATCATTCAGTGCCTCGTATCGAGCCGGATCGGTCATCTTCAGCCGAATAAGGTCAGCCCGTCTGTATACCCTCTTTGAACTCTCACCAGTTCCACCAACATCCACTTGTGCGGCCTTCATGCTCTGCTTCCTGGCGGTTTCACCCGCTTGCTCAGTCTGCTTTGACTTGACACCACGCAACTGCTTGTAAGTAGACAGCAACTCATTCGCACTATCGTAATCGAACTCACCATCAGCTTTTGCATACAGACCAAGGCGAATAGGCGAGGATTTCACCCAATTCACAAAGTCCTGATCTTGAGCAATCTGAGTGTAGTCAGGATGCTCTTGCCCTAGCTTTTGTTGAATCTGCATCCTTTTGAAATCTACACCCGCTTGACGGGCTGCAAGAACATCGGGATGATTATCAATAGTCTTTTGAACTGCCTTCTGTGGATTCTCAAAGAAATCTACTTCAGGTTCTTCCTCTTTAATAGGTTGCTGTCGTGAACTGAGGTTCTGCTTAATGAGTTCATCAGCGAGTTTCCTTACCTCTCCCACTTCTTGCGCTTGCTTGCCAATTAGCTTTTCAGCCTCTTGGTGCATCCGAACAATGTCTTCTAGACTTTTGTCCCTGTATTTATCAGGGAGTCCAGGTGCTGTTGGCGCAATGGTGTTAGATAGCTTGGATTCTTCAGCTTCTAACTCACTTTTCATCTCAGGTTCGTTATCAATCAACATATTTTCCCTTTTCCTGCCGTTTCGGTTGTAGGAGAATCAACTCGACATTTCTGTTTAAGAGTTGGCTTTGCGTTCAGATTTTAGCTTATCAAGATGGCTTTTCTCGAACTTTCCATGCGCTGATGGAAAAGAACCAGACCATCCCTCCAATTTAAAAGCTGGCGCACTAAGAATGCGATTGGCTGTTTCACCGCATTCACACCTAAAACTCTGAGCCTCATAAACACAGAGTCTTTCGGTTTTATGCCCGTTTGCACAGGCAAATTCAAACATTCTTTTCATTTAGTTCCTCGTATGCTCTCTCGCTGACCTGTCGTAAGGTTTTCAGCCAAGTAAGTATAGAAAGTTCACCTTTTTTGAATTGTAGGCTTTGTTCATCAGGAATCACAGATATATTATTCAAGGATGCAATCATGGAGTCAATATCCTCCACCAAGTCTTTCCATCCATCACTTCCCATCATAGAGAAGCGATCTTCATAATATTTCTGTAGGTCAGGAGTCAATTTTTGCTTCCTCTTGTGGAATCTGTGGCTCTGCCTGTCCTTTGATCTTCATCACCAAAGGATAAGCCCCCGTCTTGGTGGGCAAATCTCCAAGCACTTGGAGAATGGCATTTACTTCTTCAACAGTCAAAGTGAGTTTCAGTTCCAAGGCACACCTACTGCGGTTACGGGGTTTTTCTTCAATTCAATCTGAGCCTCTAAAGAAGCCTCTACAGCCTCTTTATCCACACCATTGGCCCAAATCCAACCCAACACTGTTTCTTTCGTTAAATCAGCGTATGGAATGGTTACAGTTCCTTCACTCCATGAGCAAGTGCTGTAAGTAGATGCGGAGTAATCCCCATCTGTTGCATTTGCTTGCCAATGTGCGGTAGTGACAAAACCATCTGAGGTTTTTCGGTCAAGTTGGCTGATGTTCCAAACGATTGTTGACATGGTTTAACTCCTTTAGGGTTTAAGGTTGAGATGCTTTGTAGGCATCAAATTCTGCTTTAAGTTCTTTGATTGCTGCAACCAATAGAGGAATCGTGTCTGTATAAGAAAGCCCCAAAGTGGAATTCTCATCACTTCCAACTGTTATAGCTTCTGGCAATACAGCTTGAACATCTTGAGCAATTAAAAATGTGCGCCTTTTATCTTGTTCATCAGTTTTGTACTTGCCAATTACCGAACGAAGCGTAGCAACTTTAGCCATAGCATCTGTAATTGGTTCAATAATATCTTTATTACGCTCATCAGAAACAGCAGTCCATGATGTGCCAGTGTTCGCAAGAAATACACCGCCACTTGCGCCAGCTTGAACATTCAATTGATTTACTGTTGTTCCATCAGCATTTATATCATTTCCAATAAAACAATATTGTTCATTATTTGCAGAGCCAAAAGAAATAAAATTAGATTGATTAGCTGATGAAGCGTTAAATCTTAATTGCAGAGTATTTCTAGCGCCATTTAACCAGCCTGCGGCTCCGGCCCCACCAACAACAACTTGCGCTGTTGGAGCCGTATAACCAACACCCAATCTACCGCTTGCATCAAGGGTCATTGCTTGGGTGAAGGTGATGGTGTTACCTGCTGTGCCGGAGGGGGCTGTGCGCCAAAAGTGCGTGTTATCTTCTATCGTATAAAGACCAGATGGGCCATTATTTGCGTATATCCAATTAGACGCAAATCTTGTGTTTGCACCAAGATATGTACTTCCGCTAGAGTTAGCACCAACAAAACTTCCAGCGCGTGCAATCTCAATAGGCTTAATGGTGTTCCAAACACTAGGCGTAACACCCAATCCCAAGTTACCGCTGGAGTCGAGGCGCATACCGCCAGAGCCACCGCCCCCCGCAATAGAAACACCATTAAACCCTCGAACAATTGCGTCCCCTGCTTTTGCGTCAGAGTTGTAATTTGTATCAGCGTTGGCGTATCCAAAGTAAGAACTGTTTGTCCCATTAGAAACACGCACTGACGCAAATGTGCCAGTATTTACAACACACAATCTTTCATCTATTGAACTTGTCCCAATACCCACATTGATTGTGCTTGCGGTGTATAGGCTTGTGCTGGTTAGGCGCATGGCTTCTGAGCCAGCAGGATAAAAGGTAATTGGATAACCAGCCTCAGTTGATAGACGCAAACCTTCTGTAACCGATTGATAACTTAGTAGGGTTCCAGTAAATACGCCATTACTTCTAAAATCAATTCTTGAAACATTTGAGCCAGACAAGGTTAAAGTTGTCTGCGAACCATAAGTGTTAGTTGTTCCACCCAAACCTAAATTAGTTCCATCAAACACCAACGCACTGCCCGATGTGACTGCCTTGGAACCATTCAAATAGGCAACGCCATTGGCTGTGCCGCTAGTCAGAATAGGATTCTGTGCAAGAGTTGCAACTTGACCAGTGCTGATGCTTACTGCCTGAGTGGTTCCATTGGTCTGAATAGCCAATGCACCTGCACTTGCTACTGCGCCATCATTGAGGGAGACTTGAGTTGCCATGATTTACTTTCCTTTAAGGTGTTCCATTTGCAACTATGTTAGTTACAGATGTAATGACTCCAGTTGAAGACATTGATGCAATAGTCGTTGCCCCATACTTGAACAACAACTTCCCACCACTTTCTTCAATCGTGAAGTTTGTAGTTAAGAGTTTAGGGGTAGATGCCGCAGTACCAGTGGTGTTCTGATTCAAAGTAGGAATATCAGCAGCAACAATAGCCCTGAATGTTGGTGCGCCAGCAGAACCATTAGGCGCAGCTAAAACATAGTTTGCAGTCTTAGAAGCATAAGGGTTCTGAGTATCTCCATAACCAGCAGACAAAGATATAGCAGGAGTAGCGCCACCACTTGATGCAACAGGAGAAGTGCCTGTAACTGATGTCACAGTACCTGTTGTTGGTGTAGTCCAAGTGGGTGTAGCGCCAGTGCCAGCAGAGGTAAGAACCTGACCAGCAGTCCCTTGACTACCATCAAAACTTGTTGTTCCAGTTACGCTTAAATCAACAAAACTACCGTTTTTAGGTGTTGTTGCACCTATTGTCATATTGTCTATTTTGCCAACAAAAGTAGGGATAATTTCAACTGAACTAACGCCTGTAGGCTTTATGTAGACATGACCAGTACCTGTTGGGCTAATATCAATTTGTGCATTTGTTCCATTGATATTTGTAGATACATTCAGAGATAAATTGTCTCCACCACCACCACCCATGCTTAACTGTGTCGTACCAGCAGAGTTTTTAAGGTTTAAACCAGCCGAGTTTGTTGCTTGAACAGTAGCAGTTGTAAGACTTGTAAGTGTTGCAGTACCACCAGTAATAGTTACAGAACTAGCATTCTGGGTAGACATCGTACCCAAACCACTGATGTCAGTATTGGACAAGGTAACAGCACCTGTGCGACCTGCAACAGAGGTAACTAAGTTAGTCTGGTCAATTTTTTGCCAAACAGTGCCGTTGTAGATTGCCCAATCCCCTGTCACCCAATCAGTGATGCCATTGAGGTTAGTTGAGCCAGAAACGCTGACAACATAGTAATAGTTGCTTGTGCCTGAACTTGATGTAAGCGTAGGCGTGTTTGTGGATGCGTTCCAGGTTCCCTGATAGCTTAAGCCACCGCTGATAGCATTGATCTGAGTTTGAAGGCTTGCTAGAGTATCAAGTACATACTGAGAAGTGCCGCCACCATTAGTAATGACTTTGATGCGTTCAGCAATATCAAAAGGAACAACCTCACCAGCATTAATTTCACGACCATCATCAAGAGTGATAATGAGGCTGCCATCAAAATCAATACGAGCAGCGGCAACACCAATGCCATTGTCGCCATCAACTCCATCACGCCCAGGAAGACCATCTCGACCTGTTGCGCCTGTTGCTCCTGCTGGCCCTTGCTTGCCATCTCGTCCGTCTTTGCCATCTTTGCCATCCTGTCCATCTTGCACAGAGGCAACTTTGCTCTGAATCTCGCCATTCAACTGAGCAAATTTTTGCTCCATGTCTGACTTGATCTTTTTCAAGCCTTGGATAACAAGTTCAGCACCCTTACCAATAGACTCGCTCTTGGCCTTGGCAATCTTCTCAGCGGCAGACTGTTGCAAAGCAGTAATGATTTCCATCTGCTGTTCAGCAGAGATTCCATCAATTCCTAGCTTACGCTCAAGATCGGCAATATCCATTATCTGAGTTCCTGAGAAAGACGATTGAGAAATTCATCTTCAACGCTCGACATTTTGCCCTTCTTGTCAGCCATTTGCAACTCGACAATCTTGGATTTGTTCTTGATGTCGGCTTCTTTCAGCATCAACTCAGCAATCTTAACCCGCTTATCAAACTCTTTTGAGCCAGCATCATCTTGGTTTGGCAGGTTTTTAGTCATTGCCGCCATGTTCTTAGCCTGAATCTCTTGAGGCATCAACTGAGTCTCTACCTTCAATTTCTCAGCTTCTGCCCGATTCTGTTCAGCTTGAGTTGCATTCACAGCAATCTGAGCCTGTGCAGCTTGCATTGCCAACTGTTGCTGTACTTGAGCCATTTGTTCTGCTTGCGGGTTAGGCTGACTCATCTTGTCCAACTGCTCCATCAGTTCATAGCGGTTGGTCAGTGAAGAATTAGCCAAAACACCTTTCAGAATCAGTGGCAACACAGGAGTATTAGGGCCAAGGGTCTGAAGCAAGCCAATGAACATTTGTTGCTCATGCTCACGCGCAATGATGCCAAGGGTGGCAGTAGGAATGAAGGTCATGTCCACAGAGGGATAACGCTCTGGGTCAAACTGCATATAGCGGAAAGCTGCCTTCTGGATGAAGGGAATCAGGAAGTCTTCTTGGAAGTTCACCAGAGTACGCTTGTACTTCTTGATGATGGTGGCAACTGCCATCGACATACCGCCTTGGCCCATGTCTCTAGCACCAGCACTGACCATGCCTTGAGAATCCAAAGTTCCCGTGGATTGCAGAAGCATACGCTCGAAATCCTTGGCAGTAGCTAAGTTGTTGCCATCAGTCTGACCAAACTTAAAGGGATACAGAATCTCTGAAGGTGCGCCATTGGTGAGAATTGCCTTCCCAGGCTTGACTTCAAACTTAGCACCACGGGGCAGACGGGTTGCATCCATTGCAATCATGGGACTGGTGGTCAGCGCCAATGAATCCAAGTGGGAACGAATCTGAGCATCAATAGCTTTTTGCATATTGAAGGCTTTTTCCACTGTGCCACGACCAAGCAAACGATTAGGAATCGTGTCATCTTGGTAGGTCAGAACAGGACGATCCTTCATCATGTAAGGATTTGCCTCTGCTTTGAGCAACTGCCCATCGTTGGCAATCACGACAATGGCCTCAACCATGTCTGTGTATTCTTCAGCAGTAGAGTTCTCAGGGAACAACTCGACAATCTCTTTGCTTTCCTTGAGATTTTCCAAGTATTCACGCGGGACGAGACCATAGTAGGTCAGCAAAAGCACTTTTTCGTCCTGATACTGGCTCACCTCTTGGGTGGGTTCCAAATCAGTATCTTCACCAGCAGTGCCAATGTCTACTTTTCGGTAGATTCCACGCTCAATGCCTTCAACAATCTTGTGGATAGAGATGTATTTCTCAATTGCCACCCCCATACAGTCATCAACTGATGTGCCATTGGGATCAAAAAGGAAGTTTTTTGGATTTACAGGTGAAATCTTGACTGCAATGCGGTCTTTTTCCACAACTCCAATGGCAGCTTGTCCCATTTGCCCAGGAATTGGCTGAGTAGAAGGCACATACTGCTTTTCTGTCTTAACAACAATCTCGCCAATGCCTGTGCCGTAGATTTCTGCCATCAACTCGATCTGGTCAATGGATTTGCGAATCTTGTCCCGCTTGAAATCTTCCATCAACTGGGCTTTGATGATTCCCACATCAATCGGGTTGTTGTTCACATCCCGAATATCATCTTGAATGTCAAAGAATTCGCCTTGACCAAAGATGGCTTCCATGATCTCAGCATGGCGGGTCTCTACGGCTTGTTGTGTGGCAGGGGTTACGATGCGTGAACGCTCAGAGTCACGGGTTTTGTCTTCAACAGCCCACTGACCACGAAAGATTCGCTCGTATTCAAGCCAGTCTGGAAGGAAGTTAGTATCCCGATAGTCACGCCAGCGATTGCAATGGTCAACAACAAAATCAGTCAGTTCTTTATCAGCCTCAGTAGGCTCATAGAATTGATTTTGCTCTAGCTTATCTTGCTTATCTGTTGCCATTAAACCCCCGATATGATATCTACAGGCTCCCACTCATCATCTTCTTCACCCTCAAAGTAAGATGTGACCGCCAATTGGTCAATATAACTCAAAGCATCAGGAAGGTCATCATGTACGCCATTGGCAGGAAACATCAAGAGTTGATCGGTGAATGCATCCCAATCTTCTTCAGAGTTCAGCACAATTCGCCCATGCTCAAACCGCCCTTGGAGACTCCAGATGATTCTGTCTGTCTTTTTCCTGTTGCCATGCGTTAGGTCAACTATGTGGGAATATACATTATTTTTCCGCATCAGGTCACTGAGGTACGGCAAAACAGCGTTTTTTAACGCTCCACGCTCGATTCCAACCGAAATTGGCCTGTAATCCCGCATCTTCATCAGGATTTTGGCAGCAGTTTCCCGAATGTCCCA